GGGTCTTAAGACTCGTATGGTCAATGTGGGGCCAGCTTGGTGTCAAGTTCTTGGCCACTCGGTTCGGAAGCACTTACTTCGCGGACTCAGGGCCACACAGGGTGCCTATCAGCCATTAGTCGGGGCCGAGGATCACGATATCCTTAAACTCTTCGATGGGGCTACCGCCGAGACAGTTGTCTCGACGGACCTCACTAGAGCCACGGATCTCATTCCCCTCGACCTGGCTTCTGCTGTTGTCGACGGTCTAGCCGAGAGCGGGCGACTCTCACCTTTGGAGATTGATGTCCTCAGGGTCCTTACAGGACCCCAAAGACTGATTTATCCTGGGGAAGAGGAACCCATTCTTAGCACCCGCGGTATCTTAATGGGGCTTCCCACCTCCTGGTGCGTTTTGTCGCTAATCCACCTTTATTGGTTGGACGTGGCGAAACATGCCGCTTTGGAGGCTGCTGGGAGGAGGAAACCTCGCATTCGCTTCAGCATTTGTGGCGACGATGCCCTACTCGCGACCACGGTCGTGGGTGCGGCTTCGTATGCACAATGCGTCAGAGACTGCGGGGGATCTCCCTCTTACGGGAAGCATTATGAATGTACCGAGGGGTCCGTTCGACGTGCAGTGTTCCTCGAACGATTGTACGAGTGGGACGTTGTTGATTCGAAGCTCCGAACTGGTGTTCGCTTTCCGGCGATACCGGTAAAGGGCTTCACGTCCCGTAATCTTCCTCGTGATTTCGTAGAGGATCGGCTTGTGTCATGCAGGTCTTTCGGGCTTAGACAGATCTTGGGAATCGACTCATTGCTGAGTCAGAACCCGTGTCTAGAGTTGCCTTTGAGGGACTACATGATTAGGCGCACGGCGTGGTTACCTAAATACGCGGAGGAGGTGCTGGGTCTGATAGGAGGGTTCCCGCTCAAGTACGGAGGGTTCCCCCTCTCCCCTCGACCGGCTGATGTTACACCAGCCATAGAGGTCCGGGATTCCGGCAAGTCATTCTCCTTGGCCGTCCAGCGTGAGCTGGATCCGGCTTGGAGGATGGCTGTCAGTTTCCAGGAGGGAGGGAGGGAACTCGCCAAACAAGAGGGAGAGCTGGTCGATCTGCCACTTACGTACGATCCGCAAGTCACCCCCGCCACGCCCGGATGGGTCGTGGTGGAGGAGGATGAGCGTTTCATGCGAACGGTGTTGCCGATCTACCGTCAGGTCCTTTCCTGGTCGGCCGGGCAATTTCGACGTGTGATCCACCTTACGGCGAATGACTTCCGTCGTTCCCTAAAGGCGCTTCGCGCGAAGGGACGCCTCCAGCCTTCCGGTTTGGGTCCTGATGTTCCTATCGGACCTGCCCGCATCGAGTGGCGTCTCCCCAATGGGGAGACTCCAGAACGAGGCCTGAGCTGGTACGACGCAACTGAGTCCAACCGCTCGGTCTACGAGTCCGAGGTCCTCAATGTTCTTCTGGAGGACCTCGGTCTCGCGGACCGCTACAGGGGCGCCTTTCGGCGACCCCC